TATGGTGAAACAATCAAGAACTAGTTAGCTTTTACCTTCTCTTGGCAACAGGGGAAGGCATAAAGCTAATTAAAAGGCAGAAAAATGCAAAAATACCCAAATGTCGTACAGGATAGGAATGGTAATGCGATAGTTGGCGCATTAGTAACCGTTACTGTTTATGGTGGTGGAATCGCTACTATTTACTCTGATAATGGCATAACTCCAGCAAGCAATCCTATCTCTACTGATGAAAATGGGATGTATGCATTTTATGCAGCTAATGGGCAGTATAGTTTAAGTGCTACTTATGGTGGTTCAACTGTATCAATCCATGATGTAACTCTGTTCGACCCCGATGATTATTCACCATCTTCTAGTATGGTTACTTTTATTCAAGCTGGTACTGGTGCTGTTATAAGAACACAACAAGATAAATCAAGAGAAATAGTCAGTGTTAAAGATTTTGGACAAGCGGGTGATGGTATCGCTGATAACTCAACGGTAATTCAGCTTGCGAATGATTCAGGCGCTTTGGCTTTGGTTTTCACGCCGGGTATCTATAAGGCTCACGGACTAACAATGACTATACCGTGGGTTATGGAGCCTGGTGCAATTATTGTCTATAACGGTGCTTTGGATGGTACAGGTATTACTGTATCTGGTGACAATCTTACAGGCAACCTAAATGTATCTGCGGGTGGGTTAGCACCAGGATTATTAGTGTGGATTACAGGTGACAGTAATCACCTTTCTAAAGTAATTGTTCAAGAAATGGTTTCACCTATTACTGGGATAGTATCTTCTGCATTTAAAATTAGCGGAACTAACAACATAATTGATGAGGTTGTTGGTGTTAATCTCATTAATACGGGTAATCTGAATGATTCAAGCCCGCAAATGGTTACATTCGGAGGTGGCTCTGATAATAATATTATTGGAAAGGTTTTAGCTAACAATATTACAATGTGCGTACTTCAATTCTCTACTGGGGATAATTCAGTAGATACAATCAATATTAATGGAGCTATGGACAATGGGATATATTGTGCGGCAACTGGTTGCCTTACAGTAGGTACAATCAGATATTCTGGCGAAGAAGAACCTACTGTATTCATTGATGGTGCTAATGCACTGATAGGCACTATTATTGTAAACAAGTGCCACAACCACGCTGTAAATATTTCAGACTGTGGGATTGTTGAAATTGGGCAAATTATCTTAAGAGGTAATGGTGTTCAAGGGTTTATTAAAACTCGCGCTTCTAATGTTTCAAGTGATACAGTTAGGATTGGTCATGTACAAGGCAGGATTGAAGAAGCCACGATTGCTTTCCTAAATACAGGAAATTTGGAATGGCTAGAGGTAGGCAAAATAAACCTAACTTATATTTATGATGCGGCACTATCTGGCTCAATCGGATCATGGGCAAGATTCAATGTAGCAGAAGGATTATGTATAGGTGAAGCTAACATTACCATTATTGATAAGAACGATGTATTAACTGGTGCTGATATATTTATTGCAAGCTTTCCTACAACATTAACGAAACCAAGTTTTGTTAGTTGTTTTAATGTGAGCATTATGAAGGCAGATAAGGTAACTTATGCACTAGGTCAATTTCAAGGTAAGGAATTAATCCAGCCTCAAATGACATTAGGCTCGGGTTATATTCAAGCTAATGCTGGTAATTGCTATATTAGAGAAAGAACATCGGCTATTCCTATTAATGGATTATTTGTTAACACAACTCCAACTGTAGGAACTTGGAAAAGAGGTCAAGCAGTGTGGCGTGTTGGGGCTACCGCAGGGAGTGCCCCAGGGCAAGTCTGCGTACTTGCAGGAACGCCTGGCACTTGGAAAGATATGGCGAATCTTGCCCCATAATTAAATATTGAATAGGAAAAAATAATGCCAATTATCATAAATCCAACTACTTCATTTAGCATAACTGCTATTGACCTTATTTCAGAAGCTTATCGGATTGCTGGCGTTTTGGGTAATGATGAAACGCCAGATTCATGGCAAGCGCAACAAGGGTTAACTTGTCTTAATGATATGCTAGATATTTATAGTATTGACCGTAGCATGATTTATACTATAAAAAAAAATTCTTTCCCACTTGTTAGTGGTACAGCTAGTTATACTATTGGGGATGGTGGTGATTTTGATATAGATAGACCACCAACTATTGACTTTGCTTTTGTGCGCTTGAATAGCGTAGATTTTCCACTTAAACAAATCAATAACCAAGATTATGATTCATTAGCGGTGAAGTCATCTAATAACTTCCCAATGTATTATTATTATGATGCTGGATTCCCACTAGGAACGATATTTATCTATGGCGTACCAAATCAGCCAATGGATATATTTTTAGATACATGGTCGCCACTAACAAAATTTGATTCAATCACCGATACTTTAGGATTCCCTGCTGGCTATGCGGTGATGATGAAATATAACTTAGCTAAATTCCTAGCTGGTCGGAATGGGTTACAATTACTTCCATCTGATGAACAATTAGCCATAGATACAATGGCACTTGTTAAAGATAGAAATTTACCTGATTATGTGATGAAAACAGAAGTAGGTTATTTATCAGGCGACCAGAATTACTTTGGGTATAGAGGTTATTAAATGGCTGATATAAACCTATTCGGCATTGGTCAATACGGCAAAAGTTACAATGTTACGGCTCAGCATAGATTAAATTGTTATCTTGAAGTACAGCCTGGCGATGATAGGTCAAAAGTAGCGATATATGGAACTCCAGTATTAGAATTATTCACAAGTTTTGGTGATACTCCAATTAGAGGATTTTACCAACATGGAGATTTCATTTATTTAGTGCATCGCGGTACATTTTACGAGCTAAATAATGCTGGAGTATCAACTGTTAGAGGAACAATAGGAACAACAGAAGGTCGTGTTTACATGGCTGATAATGGGTCTCAGTTAATGATAACTGATGGTACTATTACAGGCGGATATATTTATACTTATGCTACAACAGTTTTTGCACAGATAACCGATGTAGATTATCCGGGCGCAACTACAGTTACTTGGCAGGATGGTTATTTCGTCATCAACCAACCAAATACGCAACGATTTTATGTTTCTGCGATTAACGATGGGTTGTCATGGGATGCATTAGATTTTGCTAGTGCTGAATCAAATCCTGATAACATAGTCGCAGTAATCAGTGATAACTCTAACCTATATTTATTCGGTACAGTTTCTACTGAGTTTTGGGCAAATAGTGGGGCTACGGACTTCCCATTTAATCGAATTAGTGGTGGCGCTACTGAATGGGGATGCGCGGCAGTTCAATCCATTGTGAAATATGACAATTCATTAGCATTTCTCGCTAAAAATAGAATGGGTCAAGTAATTGTTGCTAGGATGAACGGTTATACTCCAACAAGAATATCTACGCCTGAATTAGAATTTGTCATTAATAATTATTTATCTGTCAGCGATGCAGTTTCATTCAGCTATATGTTAGGTGGTCATCCAATGTTACAAATCAGCTTCCCAACTGGCGATGCTACATGGCTTTATGATGGGTTGACTAATTGCTGGTCACAGTTAAAAGGCTTTAACATTAATCGTCATCGTGGAAACTTAGCGATTAACTATATTGAAAAAACGGTTGTATCTGATTTTGAGAATGGTAATTTATATCGCTTTAATCCAACAGGACTAACGGATAATGGCGACCCAATAACCCTAGAACTGATTTCTAGGCATCTTAGCTTCGATAATAAAAGAACGACAATAGATAAGCTTCAGTTAGATATGGAAACAGGCGTAGGGGCTACTACAGGTCAAGGCAGTAAACCTAGAATAATGTTAAGCATATCAAAAGATGGCGGTCATACTTGGGGAACTGAGCAATGGGTGACTATGGGTGATTTGGGCAATTATAAAACGCGTGCAATATGGCGACAATTAGGAATGTCTCGGGATTGGTGCTTTAAGTTTAGGATTACTGACCCTATTAAACGTGTAATCTTTGGGCAAAGTATTGATTTGAGAATTGGGCGATGAGTTTAATTTCACCAGCACCAAATCAAAACTCAGTAACGCAAAGTAACGGAATTATTGACCCTGCATGGAAAGCATTTTTTACCGATGTATATAATGGGATATTCGCTACTCAACAATCAGGCATAACTTCAAATAGACCTGTTAAACTGCTGTTTATTGGTAGATTTTATTTTGACACAACTTTGGGGCTTCCAATTTGGTACAACGGGACTAATTGGATAAAAGCAGATGGTACAGTAGTGTGATAAATTATCTATGGTGTAAGCCAGAATATGCAATTGATGCTATATATCAAGCTTGCCTAGAAACTCCGTCAGTAGCCTTAAAAATAGGCTCTAAATGCCAAACTTTAGATAACCTAAGAGAGTTTAATATTCTCGGTATATTTAAAGATGGGATTAACATTGGCGGAATGCCT